AAAAAGGGTATGGAACTACAAGCTTTGCCAGGTGGTTTATTTATCATAGATGATAAAAAGAAAAAAGCTTATAGAATATTTGATGGTAGTTTTTCAATTAATGATAAGTTTGTAGAACCAAGAGATAGTAAAATAACAGATTTTAGTTTATGGAAAAAATTTAAGCCATATAGGGATACTAAATAATGAAACTTCAAGACTTACTAAAAGAAACTAAAAGTTGTGCAGGGAAGTTACCTGGTGAGTCAAATGCACAATGGAGAGCTAGATGTGGTCCTAGACCATTAGGAGCTATTTCAAGGGGAGGAGTTTCTGAAGGTTCATTGAGACGATTTAAAGTGTATGTATCAGGTGAAAAAGAACCTTTAATTCTTTTAGGTAAAAATGAAAAAGAAGTTAAACAAACAGCTTATGCGATGATAAGAAATAGTAGTGTAAAGGTTAGAAAAGTTGTTAAAGAAGGAAAACTTACAGAAAAGAAACAATTATATGTTGTAGCTTCAACAAGTGGACACTTATATACTGGTGATAAAGGTGTTACTGAAAAACAAGCATTAAAAATAATGGATAGATTTGAAAAAGTTGGAATGAATCTTTTTATGTTGGGCGTTCAGTATTGGAATAAACCACATAAGTATAATAAAAAGAAAATTATGGTTAAAGAAGATTTTGGAATGTCTGCAAAACAATTACCTTCATTTTCTTCAAAAGAGGCTAAAAAAATAATTGATGACAGTGTTAGACAATATGCGACTTTATTAAGAAAAGCAGAAGCTAAAATTATAAAAGATTGGATGACAAAGGCAAAAAGTGGTGTACTCGATTATTTTGACATAGTCAGGGGATTAGAAACCGGCGACGCATCACGAGCATATCCATTTGAATTAAGATTTTTAAAAGGTATCTTGGATAGAGATAAAATAATGAACAGATTTAGAAGTTACTTTAAAGGAAAAAAAGGTAAAAAAAGATAATGGCAACGAATAAAGAGATAGTTGAAAGATTGAGTTGTATTGAGGCAAGATTACCAAATGGTGAACTTGAAGAAATGCATACAATGATAAAAGAAATTAAAGAAATTCTTTTAGACCCGGAAGATGGTATAATTGTTCGTGTAAATAAAAATACTTATTGGAGAAAAGAATTGGACGCAGATGAATTTAAAGCGTTATTGAGATGGAAGCAGTCAGTAACACACGCTATGTGGCTTGTGTATTCTGCTGTATTAGGAATTTTAGTAAAATTAATATTTTTTTAATACTTATATATACATGGGAGATAAATAATGGCAAAATTAAAAAACTTATTAGAGGATGTTTTCCAAGATAGACCAAAAGTTAACAAACATGAGGTTATCGAGGGTGTTAAAAACTATAATAGACTTGGTAAAAGTTTTTATAGTGGTGGTAATGTCTTGGAAACAGCTAAACAATTAACACAAATAGCTCAAGCAGCTCATAATCATATTCTTGGAGAACAAGATGATTGGTTTGATAAAGTTTCTGTAACTAGAAATATGAAAACACTTAAAGGTAGTGTAAATGAATTTAAAAAAGCTGCTAAAGAAGCACATATGTTGAATCAAAGATTAACAGGTCTTTATGAAGATATTGGACATGTATTGAATCGTTATTATGATATAAACGAGGAAGTAGATGATATTGATGATGAAGAAGCTGCTATGGATTTTGATGATTTAGAAGATAAAGACATTGACAACGATGGTGATACAGATGATTCGGATGAGTATCTACATCATAAATTAGGAAATGTAGCTAAAAGAACAGAAAGTAAAAAGCCTAAATTAGGTGGAGTGGTTGGAATACCTGCATTAGGACAATTCGTACCTAATAAAAAATAGAGGTTAATATGGGTGATTTATTTCATCATTTAGTACATTTTATAATGTATAGTTTGCTTTTATGGCAAATAGTTTTAGGGTGTTACATTTTACTTTTATGGGCATCTAAAAATTTTAAATTTCACCGGTCTCCCGTTCTTAATGTTGGAGAATCATTTCAAAGTGGTTCTCCAATTGAAGAAACAAAGGTGAAAAAAGATTTAGGACCTATTGAAGTAGGTGTAAAGAAAAATGTAGTAATGGACACGAAATCAGATGAAAGTAGTGTCAAGTTAGACGAAAAAATCAAGGGTAAAGTAAAAACTCAAAAAGATAAGTTAAGGAGCTTAAGAAAATGAAACTGACAAAATCACATCTTAAAAAGATGATAAAAGAAGAACTTCTTAAAAGTTTAAAAAGAAAAAAAGCTTTAAAAGAAGGAATAAAAGATGATTATAAACAATTCCAGAAAGAAGTAAATACTACTGAAGCTGGATGGAAAAAAAGAATGGCTGAATTAGATCAAAAATCTGCAAGTATTAATTCAGTTAAACAAGCACAAACAGCTATACACGAATTACTTGAGTACTTTAAAAATACTCCAGTATCAGAAGCTTTAGGAACTGTTAAAAAAGCTAATGTTAAAAAATTCGAAAGAGCTTTAGGTGTTATGGAAGGTATACTTGAAGACACTAATGGTTGGTTGGATGAAAATAACTAAATCCAGATTAAAAGAAATTATCAGAGAAGAAATCAAAAATCTTTCCGAAGGTAAGAGACATGAATTAGAAATTCATGTTCAAGATAAACTTAAAGTTGATAAGATTTTAAAAGCATTAAAACTTAAACCTGGTAAAGATTATGATATTGGAGCTGGTAGTAGTAGGTCATTTATGTTAGATATAGATGTAAAACATTTAGATAAAGTTGTTACTTTATTTATGAAACAACGAATTAGAACAAAATAAGAGGTTAATATGGCTAAAGGATTAGATTGTGGAACAAGTTATTATATAACAGCCACAGAAGATAGTATAAAAAAACAAAGAAATGTATTCTTAACAGTTGATGGAGATGCAAATCAAGTCAAAAGAATGTTAAAAAGACAAAGGATACCTTTCGTTGAAAAGGCGGGTAAAGTTCACATCGTTGGACAACACGCTTTTAATTATGCTCAAATCTTTAGTACAACAGATTTAAAGAGACCGATGTCTCAAGGATTATTGAATCCTAAAGAGAAAGACGCACTACCTGTATTGAATGCTATTATAGGTGAGTTGATTGGAAAGGCAAAAGGTAAAGAAACTTGTGTTTATTGC